TTAACTGACAAAGAGGTTAGTTTACTTCTTGCTCTATCACCTGATCGTGATATAAATCAAACTTCATATAGTGAAGAAAAAATACAGATAGCTGAAGAATCAAGAAGAGTGGTTTTATAAATGAGATACGAACTATATGTATTAACCAAAACTAATTTTTGGTGGTTAGCTGTAAAGACATCAGATGAAAAATACTTTGATTACAAAAAAAGAAAGTTTATTAAAGAAGGTTTCAAAGTAAAAGAAACAGTACAAATACTAGGAGCATAAAATGAGTAGTTTATCAACAAAGACAAAGTATATGTATTATGTTGAATATTTTTGTCCTAATCAATACAAAGAAGATTTTGAAAGAGCAAAAAAGCGTGAGATGGAAAAATTTAACGAAGATTTAACAGAACAAATTTTTGGTGAAACTGGTGGATATTATGATTCGTTTTTAATATCTGAAGACTTTCACACAGAAAAAGATGCTTGTAAATTTGCAAAAGCAAAAAGTAAAGAAACAGGAGACCTTGCTCATGTTAGAGCAGGTTGGTATGAATATGAATTTGGTAAATGGGAATTAGAAGAACTTGATGAAAACTATATAAGACAATTTAATGTTGGGAGAGAAATAAATGAGTAGATTATTTAGAGAAATACATGACAAATGGGAAAACGAACCTGAGTCATTGACACCTGAAGAGCAACTTGAAAGAGCAGAGTTCAACAAACAAGTTGCTGAAGATGAATATAGAGAAGCAAAACAAAATGTTCTACATAGAACAAAAGAGATAAAAGATGAATCTTAAAGTTGTAAAACCAAAAAAACCCATGAGTTTAGAAAGAGCAGTGGCAATTGTAGAAAAAGCTATGAGGTATCACCTTCATTGTGCTTATGGTGATGAAATAGGCTTTTACGAACATGACCGAGATAAAGAAGCTTGGAAGATCATAAGATTATCTATGTCATATCTTGTTGACCAAAAACAGTTAGAAAAACATCTTAAAAGCAAAAAAGATGAAGATGGTGGTGGTTTTGATGTCTAGGAAAGTAAACGAAGATAGATTATGTAGTGGCTTTTATCAAGCACATGATTTTCTAAACTTTGAAACAAAAAAATATGATAAGCATTTATTACCACTTGTTTCTAAAGGTATTGCTGGAATAAAAAATTTTGCATCAATAGAAGATAGAAATCGCTACAGGTTTGGAAACATGAGTCACCATGAAGCAGAATATAAAGCAAATTTACTTGGATTATATAGCCATAAATGTGGTCAAGAATATGATCTTTGGTTAAATTCTTTGAAATTTCAATTCAATACTGATGTTTTGCATAAAATTATGCCACCAAATGCAATTTTAAATAATTTTTTTGCTGATCTTCATGTAAGAGTACCACATGAAAAGACTTTATTAATAAGAAGAGGTGATGTTAACACAGTTATAGTCAGTGTAGTTGAAAAAGATACAAATTTAGCATTGCGTGATCTTAGAAAAGAATATGCAAGAACAAACTTATTTTCAACAAAAAAAAGTGATTTTGAAAATGCTTTGAATGATTTTGATGAAAAAGACATTCATAAACATAAAGAATTTTCAGCAGTTTATGATGCAATTAAAAGTTTGGAAACAAAAACAATTTTGATATGTCGCTTAACAGTTCATACAAATATTAATACGACTGATATTTATAAGCCTGAACGATTTCAAAAGGACACTATTGATGCTATCACTGGTCAAAGAGTCATACATTACCCGATGACAGCAGTATTTCCTACTGGTGTTAGAATTGACCAGTTAGATGAAGGTGCAACAAAACCACCTATTATGTTACATGATATAGATAAGTTAAGTAATTATGACTATGCTTGGTGGCAATATTACATGAATCCATACACATCACCACCACTAGAAGGTCATCATTTACATTGGGATTTAAATGACAAAGAATCAATTACAAAAGATGTAAAAAGAGGTCTTAAAAATTATTCTGTTAATAATCCACAACAAACAGTTTGGCATACAATAAGACAAAATTTAATTCACATTTCTGTATTGACACACCCTGAATTCAAAGAATTTTGTGTTAATACTTTGAAGGTAAAAGGGTTAGAACCAAATAAAACACCATATAGTATTAAAAATCCATATAAAAAAAGACCAACATGGAAACCACCATTTGAGCATTATATGGTTACTGTAAATGTACCTGATGAAGTAAGTAATGAAGCTGCATCTTCAACTCATAAAAAAAGACATCATCTTGTAAGAGGTCATTTAATGCGTTCTTCAGGTAAAACAGCTAAAGATGGTTTTGTTTGGAGAAGATCACATTGGCGTGGAAACAAAAAATTAGGCACTGTTACAAAAGACTATTCAATGAAAATAGATGAAAGAATTAATAAAAAAGCTGTATAATAATACAAAGGGGAATAAATTATGAAAAATATAAGGAAAGAATCTGTTTACAAATATTTAAACGATATTTGGAACAGTCAAAAAAAAACTAAAATAAAAACTTTTGATGAGTATCTTGATTATATCAAAGATAAGCACTGCATTATTTGGTGCTTAGAAACTTGTTCATCGGTAAATGATATAGATGATAGATTACAAAGAGAATATTGGAGACATATAAAATTCTTTGATACAAATAAAGAATTACAAATTTTTAGTAAAAGTATCAAACATAATTATGAAACAGTCTATAATTTAAAAAGCATTTTATTACATGAATATGGAAACATGAATAAAATTTATCATTTAGCTAACAACATATTTTATGGTTGCTTTCACGATGATTATATAGATTTTGCTAATGTTTTTAGACATATTCATTTTGATAAATTTGATAACTAGTGGGGTGTATTATGTATTTAGAAGACTTTGTATATAACGATAAGGATTCATACAGAAACAACTTTGATCGTTGGTATTGTGCAAACTCAATGGAAAGAGAATGTTACAAAGAACCAAAGTTGTCACAAGATGAAGCTGAATCAGTATTTCAAAAAATGTGGGGATATAAAAAATTTGAGGGCAAAGTATTTGTCAATTAGTATGATTAAAGAACAAATTGCAGAAGCAACAAAAGAATTTGAAGAAGCTAAAGATTATTTAAAATCTAAACAAGATGCTTTGTTTTTGCTTAACTTAGAACTTAATAAGCTTAAAGAAAAGAAAGATCAATCTAAAAGTGCAGGTAACACTTAAAACTACCTATCCTCCAAGAGCAAGGATTGATAAATAATATTGACCAAATAAATTTATTAGTCTTTGCTCTTCTCCGATTGATACATGATGTTCAATCCTGCTAAAGTACAAAGTCTATTTTTTTCATCTAAACCTTTTTCAGTCAATTCATAATTTTGACCATTTAATTTTATGTAACCCTTTGTAATCAAATCTGTTAAATGATCGCTTGGTATAGAGTCACCAAACATAATATTAAGTATGCCACCTAATCTTTTGGTTTGTGTTTTACTTAGTGCCATTTAAACCTTTATACATGACTCCAATCTTTACCTTGAAAAAGTAAAGCTTCAGCTTCTCTTCTTCTGATAAGACCTTCGTTTACTACACCACCAGCTTTGTTCCATCGCTTTATTTGTTCAGGAACATTTTCAAAATCTTTTGCATTTAAAACTTTTAACATAGTAGATGAATTTAAATTTGCACCACCTAGATTAAAAGTCCAAGAAACAAGTGCATCAAACATGCATTGATCTATATCTACACTGACAGCTTTGTTTACTTCTTCTTCGTAAACTTCTAAATCTTCCAATAATAATGCTTCTGCTCTTTCGTGTGTAATAACCATACCCTCTGATACACCTTTAGTTGATCCCCAACCTATTGTCCATACACCAGCAGCACATTTGTAACTTTCGTATCTACAACCTTCAAACTTCTTAATTAAGCTTATTCCTTCTTGTGATATTTCCATATTATTCTCCCCATACTTTTGTTTTTGTACCACCATCATATGTGACACCAAGTGGTGGATTGTGATTTTTAAGCAATTCAGCAATGTTCCCTTTTTCACAAAATACATCTGCTAAAACTCTTCCATATTTATCTGTTCCATATGATCTTATTGTAATTTTACCAACTAACCATTCCTTTACTTTTTGTTTTGCCAATAATCCTAATTCTTTTTCTTTTGCTCTTTCAGGATATTTTTTTGTATTAATCCTAGATTCAGGAGTATCAAGCTGCGATATGCGTATTGATCTATTGTATAAATATAAATCATAGCCTAAAGATATGTTGACTCTAATCGTATCGCCATCAACTACTTTAACTAGCTTAACATTGTAAATATATGTTTCAGGTGTATTCATAATAAAAAAGGTGCTACTGCACCTCTAATTTTTACTGTTTAGCCTTCCATATGTTTAATGCACATAATTCAAGTATTTTGTATAACTTTCCAATCATGGCATCATCTTTAGGTGTAGGAGTTAATGCACATATAATTGAAGCTGCACAAACAACTCCTGTGATTATTCCTAACCATTCCCC